TGATTGTCAAGTGGGTAGAGTTGGATTTGAACCAACGTAGGCAGAGCCAGCGGATTTACAGTCCGCCTCCTTTAACCACTCGGACATCTACCCAAAAAGAAAGGATCACTTCCTTTCGAGATAATCATTGTACTCTTGATCAGAGATTTCGTCAATGCTTACAACTTCAAAATCATCTGCTTCTGGTTCAATCCATTCAGCAAACTCTTCGTAGATGGAGTATGCATCATTGATTTTTCTATCGTCGTAAATTTGTTGATCTGTTAGTTCGTGAAGATCATCAATTTTACTGAGTGCCCAATCACGGAGATGCTTAACAATCTCCTCCGTCTCCATAGTCATAGTAGTCCTTTCTGAAGTATCTTGAGAGGATGTTACTATTGTAGTAGAGGGGTCCTCCTGTGTCAAGAGATTCGGTGAGGACTCCGTTGACAAAGAGTTGTCTTGTTTCTTCGAAGTTTGTTTTGCCAGCTGTTTTATGTAAGCTGAGGATAGTTCTACTAAAATTTTGTCGCCCCAATCGTTCAATGTCTTCTTTAAGTTCTGGACAAGACCCATAATACTTTTTCCAATCAGATTCTTTTTTTACTCGGCGTTTCTTTCCTGGTGGTTTTCTATGAGACCAGAAGTATTTTCTACCAATGTATTTGCGACCGTTTGTGAGATTAGTAATGAGGTAGACAAAACCGTACAAATCGTCAATATCCTCAGATAGAAAAGCTCTGCCTTCAAAAATCCAGGGATTTTCATAGTCAATATCTATACTCATTAATAATATCTAATACCTTATTGAGGTATTTATGAGCAAGATCTCGTTCTCCTTGCCATACATCAGAACCTTCAGTGTCTACCTGATGCTTTAGTTTCATTACACGAACTTTTAGTTCTTCCTTTTCAATTTGATTTTTAGGCATAAGGGGAGATGCGTCTCCCCCTATGTATAGCAACAATCAGAGTTTAAAACCACTAAATGTGTCCTTTTTCACATCTTGCTTGATACCACCAACAACGTAAGATTCTACTTCTGTTTCTTGTGGTGCAACTTGAAGACCCTTGGAAGAGATCCAATGTTCTGTCCAAGGAAGTGGATTGTTCTTAGCAGGAATATCATACACAGGATTCAATCCGATTGACTTAAGTCTGCGGTTTGCAATCCATTCAACATACTGCTGCAGCAGTTTGTCATTGAGACCAATCATGGATCCATCTTTGAACAGATAGTCTGCCCAACGCTTCTCTTCATTGACCGCATTGTCAAACATTTTATAGGTCCACTCTTCCTCTTCTTTCATGATCTGCTTCATCTCAGGGTCATCCCCAGCAGCCCATTTGTTCAGAATGTTTTGAGTGATTGCAAGATGCTGGTTCTCATCTCTGGCGATAAGAGAGATAATTTTAGCGGATCCTTCCATAAGTTTAAGTTCGCCAAACGCAAAGCTGCAAGCGAAACTAACATAGAATCGAATACCCTCTAAAATGTTGACGTTGGCAACTGCTCTGTATAATTTTCTCTTAACATCCATGACACTCCACTGAGCAGTAGGAGAATCTCTCCAGTCTGGTTTCCACCAGTTACCAGTCCCATACTCCTGAGCAGTATTGATGAAGTCGTCATATGCCTGTGTAACGCTGCTAGCACGCTCTAGGATGCGTTGATCGGTCACGATCTTATCAAAGACCTCAGAAGGGTCTGAATAAACGTTCTTGATGATATAGGTGTAAGAACGACTGTGGATCATTTCCATAAATCCCCAGACTTCCATACATGCTTCTAACTCAGGTAAGCTGCAGTAAGGAATAAAAGCCATCCCAGGACCACGCCCTTGAATGGAGTCAAGCATAATCTGGTACTTGAGGTTAGAGGTATAGATATGCTTTTGTTCTGGACGAAGTGTTTGATAATCCCCACGGTCTTTTTGCAGTGAAACTTCTTCTGGTCTCCAGAAGTACCCTAATTGTTGTGTTGTAAGTTTATCGAAGATTGGATATTTGTATGAATCATATCTCTGGACTCCCAGAGGTTTACCGAAAAACATCGGTTGCTTTCTAGTATTTACTTGTTCAGTGTTAAAGACGGTCATGCCTTTAACAGATGTATTAGGTTTTTCCACTGATGACACTTTAAACTGCACAGGATTCACACTCCCCCTCCTCTATTTGACTTAACTCTTCAATAAGACTATTCAACTCAGGCTTGTCTTCACTCACCTCATCATTTTTTAGATCATTTGTATTCTGATAATAGGATGTCTTCCACCCGTACTTATATGTAGTCAAAAGATCATTTGCCCAAACCGAGATAGGAATCTCATTATCGGGGAAGTGCTCAGGATTGTAACTCCAGTTACCAGAAATCGCCTGATCAAAGAATTTCTGCATAACAGCAACGATTTTAATATATCCACTGTTATCTTTCATATCCCACAGAAGCGTATAGTGATTCTTCAGCGTCGAAAAAGACGGAACAATCTGCTTAAGGGGTCCTTTCTTACTCTTCTTAATGGACAGGTAGTCTCTAGGTGGCTCAATTCCGTTTGTGGCATTTGACACAACGGAACTACTTTCCGATGGCATTTGTGCGGACAGTGTTGAGTGCCTGAGACCATGTTCCAAGATAGATGCTCTAAGAGATTCCCAGTCATGCTCATACCCCACGCTAGTGATTTCGTCTACATCCTTCTTGTATGTATCGATTGGCAGAATACCATCTGCATACTTAGTGCGACCGAAGTTTTCACACCATCCCTTTTCTTTCGCCAACTCATTAGATGCCTTCAACAGGTAATACTGGAAGGATTCGGTGAGTCCATGAACAGCGTCCCATGCTTCCTGAGAATCATACTTAAATCCCAATTTAGCAAGATAATGGGCAAGACCAATAAAACCCACTCCAAGGGATCTACGTGCCTTTGTAGCGCGTTCTGCAGCAGCTACAGGGTACTTTTGATAGTCGATCAACTCATCGAGAGCACGGACAGAAAGATCGCACAACTCCTCAAGTTCTCTATCTCCTCCTGTTGGTGTAATCTTACCCACGTTGATTGCGGAAAGAATACAAAGCGCAATCTCACCAAGTTGATCATCAATGTGCTGAATTGGGAATGTCGGAAGAGTAATCTCCTGACATAGGTTACTCATTTCCACTTTATCCTTGAAAGAAGAATGAGAATTGCAGTGATCAATGTTCATGATATAAACACGACCAGTCTCAGCACGTTCTTTCAGAAGATCCAGAATGAGTTTTTGAGCTCCGATAGTTTTCTTCGGAATAGACTCATCAGATTCATAACGCTGATAGAGATCATCAAATCCATCAGTACCAAAAGCATCATAAAGACCTGGAACATCGTGAGGTGAGAAGAGTGAGATCTCTCCGTCTGCGATGAATCTTTCATAGAAGAGTTTGGAGATTTGGATGGAGTAGTCAAGTTTTCTTACACGGTTGTCTTCTGTACCTTTGTTGTTCTTAAGAACAATAATATCTTCTATTTCTTGGTGCCAGATTGGGAAGTGGACAGTCGCGCTTCCACCTCTGATTCCATTCTGTGTACAGCATCGGACAGTGCTCTCAAACTTTTTAAGGAATGGGATAACACCTGTATGTTGAACTTCTCCGCCTCGGATCTTACTGTTGATGCCACGGATTCTGCCTGCGTTGATGCCGATTCCCGCCCTTTGTGCAACGTATTTGCCAATTGCCATATCAGAGCTAAAGATAGAATCGAGGGTGTCATCAATATCAACAAGAACACAGCTAGCAAATTGTCGAAGTGGAGTTCGCACTCCTGCCATGATAGGTGTGGGTATGTTGATTTTGTGCTTTGAGATTGCGTCGTAGTATCGTCGGACATAGGAAAGTCTCTTTTCTTTGGGATACTCTTGGAAAATTGTCAGTGCAATCATCATGTACATGAACTGTGGAGTTTCATAAACTCCACCACCACTTCTATCCTGTACTAGATACTTGTCAACTACTTGACGAAGACCAGCATAGGTGAAGAGAAAGTCTCTGTTGTGATCAATAAAAGAATTTGCTTTATCGATATCTTCCTGAGAGTATTTATTATAAATCTCGTAATCATAAACCTCTCTAGATACACATTCAATAATGTGATTCTGCAAGTGAGGAAGTTCTCTCATCTTTCCATAGAGACTCTTACGAAGGGAGAACAGAAGAAGTCGTGCAGCAACAAACTGATAGTTAGGATGATCAAGATCAATCAGGTCAGAAGCACTACGAATCAGAATTTCCTGAATCTCTGCAGTAGTAATGCCATCATAAAACTGAATACCTGACTTCATCTCAACTTGACTCGCAGAGACCCCTGCAAGACCCTGACACGCCTCGTCAACCATCAAATGCATCTTATCAAGGTCAAGAGGTTCAATTCTTCCATCTCGCTTTTGTACCTTAGTCCCGTTAGTCATATTCTTTTCCAAGTGTTAAATTGAAGTTTTGCTTTTAAACCGGAGTATATATTTGATTCTACTATACTCTGAACATCATGTCCAGATAGAACCATATCATTTATGTCCTTTTCCTTAATGTGTGTTGGCCAGATTACTACCGACTGACCAGAATCGATGGTTTTAGATATTCGGTTTGTAATTTCTCTGTTCCTTGGTTCGTTATCATAAATCCACACAGGATTGCTAATACCCCAACGACTGATATCAGCGTCAGCTCCACACATAGCAATCGCATTGCGAATGAACGTTGAGTCGAAAGGTCCTTCTGTAATATAGACTGGAGCATCTCTTCTGATGTTATCCAATCCGTAGATTTTTGGTGAGTCATCATTAAGCATCACGGTAATGTATTTAACCTTGCTAGGTCCTATGGATCTTCCCTGAAAACCAACTAGAGTTTTTTCGTAGTAGATCGGTATAATAATTCTAGGTTCCTTATATAAGTGCTGGTGATCCACTTCTCTAAAAGTTTCCACAAACTTACTGAAGTCCTCCGCAAAGTAGAATTTGCTGGGATCAAGACGACGAGCTTGTAGATACTCGGAAGCAATCTGAACCTCAGAGCAAGAAGGCAATTTGACCTTGCTTCTAAAAATTGGTTTCTTAAATTCAAAAGTAGGTTCCTCAGCAACAAAATTTCTTCCAGTTTTTCCTTGTTTAAACTTTTCAAGACAGTATTGTTTGAATAGTGCGGAATCCAACTGCTTTAAAAAATTGCTAAAGGACATGCTTACACCACAGTTATGACACTTGTAGTTTGTGTTACTCTTTACTTGGTAAAGAAATCCTCTTGCTTTATTTTTATTTTTCTGAGAGTCTCCACAAATCGGACAACGGAAATTGTAGAGATTACTTTTTACATTTTTGAATTTCTGAAGTCGAACAGATATCAAATTGATGTATCGCACATCAATAAAATCCATGGCACAAGGTAAGACTTGGTAGTATTATAGGCAGACGACTAGATCTTGTCAATGCAGATTGACGTTATTATGGATGTCCACTTGATAACATCGTTATTAAGTGCCCAAAACTGATAGAAAACCTTTGTCTGCATGGGGCACGCTGGTCCCAACTCTGATACTATTTAGAAATATTCTCAACGTTATCAGAAGGAAAGATAGTTACTGCTACTGGTACTACACATATAACAGCGGCAACTATTCCCGCAGCCATCCATCTAAATCTAGAAAGTTCTTCAATCTTCTTTTGAATATGATCTATTCTTTGGTGAATAACTTTACGATCTCTATCACCATCCTCTTTGAGTTCATCAATCATTTTGATGATCAAAGAATCTGTCTTCATGCTCTGCTCAATTCTCTCATCATGCTTCGCAAGAATTTGAGCAATACGAGTATTTCCTTCTGATATCTTTTGAACAGCAGTCTCTAACTTCTCAAGCATCTCCTTTGAGAGATCCTCATATATGGTTAATTTTGATTCGAGAACATCTACCTTTGAAGAGAACATCGTCCTATTTTTTCTTCCTTAGATCGTCTAACCAGTTTTTTCTAGATCCAACAGGCAATTTTATATACTTCTTTTTCTTTCTTCTTACAGGGGGATCATCACCAGCTTCTACTGTACCAGCAATCTGCCCACCACCAACATTATTGGTAGGGGCGTCTTCTCTCACGAATGAGATTATTCTGTCAATGATTTTACTCTGTGCCATCGTTATAGATTCGTAAGAGTTCCTTCATGCAATACATATCAACCTGAATATCATGAAGAATCGTTTTTGGATATTCGGGGAATTTTCCCAAAAACACAATGAAACTTTTTACACTTGACCAAAGGGTTCTATCAATTTTGAAGAAGAGCATTGGTGTAGCTGCTTCTCCAAAAATGTTATAAAGAATAATAAAATGATTGAGAAGAAGATGAGTTTTTAACTGTCCACTATTAGTGTATCTCTTCAACAATCTTTTAATATACTTAAAATGATTCAAGTCTCTATCAAAGTCTTCCTTAGTTACAGCCTGAGGATTCTCATAGTGTTTAATCGCAAATAGTAAAAAGTTTTCTTCATTCAGTTCATTAAAATGCATATCATATCAACCAGTAATATCAGACCTCAGTAGCAGGTGGGAAAGTTGGAGTATTGCCAGTTGTGATACCAGACATAGCGACGAGAACTTCAGACTTAACTCTGAGATTTCCTTCTGTATCGGTATATGTGGTAACACCTACCCATCCTGCATGTGTGAGTTGATGTACTGTTGTCTGTGCTGCATCAGCGCCAGCAGCGGCAACACCATATACAAACTCAGAACCTTCTTTACGCTGACTGTAATTTGCATCAAGAGTAGCAAAAACAGGACACTCGCTTACTTGGAAAGAAGTTGCAGCAATAGCGGCACCACTCAATCCTGCAGTAGATCCAATAGTAAGAGATTGTGTTCCTGCAATAGCAACGATGACAGCATCTCCAAAATAATTTGCAGATGCAGCAGTTCCTTTAATACCAAATTTAATAACGTCACCTGTCTTTGCAGCACCAACTTCTCCAAAAGTCGTGCCAGACCCAGTTACTACACCAGTAGAATAGTTAAGAGTAACCGTACCATTACTACCTACGGCATCATTATTTCCCCAGAGTGCCATGTTCTTTTCCTGTAAAATAATTTCCTAATTAATATTTATAAAAATAGGAGACCCTAACATTTGGGTCTCCTACAGTTTTTTGATGAAAAAAATCAACCTTCTTCGCGTGCCTGAATCGCCTTAGCGACAGCTTCGAGCAGTTGATCATCCATTTCCGTCTTAGTTAACTTGACTGCTTTGCCCAGAATGATAAGGCAAATGTCAATCAGTTTCTCGCCCAGTTCCTCGTTTTCGGGAATCTTGGCAACTGCGTCGGTGATAATCTTTGAAGCTAATGGAAGTAGAAATGCAAACATGATGATCTCAGCAAAGTATATTCTATATATGATCAATCTTTATTGGAGACATACTTCCCTAGATTTTTATCGTAACGTTTGACTTCACCAGGACGAAGACGGTCTCTTGCCTCTTTCGCCTTATCATAAAACTTGCCAAACTTCATTCTGGCGTCACTTTTTTTGAATTGTTTTGCCTCTTTGTCATATCTATCATATTTAGTCGCTTCTGAGACTCCTCCACCGTTAGAGCCACCATTACCATTAGAACTGCCACCGTTGACACCATTACCATTTCCGTTGCCATTACCATTTCCATTTTTCTTACCATTCTTCTTGGTTTCGGATTCATCATCTTGTTTTAGCATTCCACCATAACCAATCCTCATTCCTTTCGGAATTGGCTTACACTTTTTATCAGTGTAACAATAGTAATAACCTGCCTTACAAGTTTTATTCATGTGACCTTCTTTCACATCTACCTTATTAGGTAGACCTTTATGTTTGGTCTTAGCAAACTTTTTTACGTCGGACTTGGACATGGAGGCTGCAGCTTTGGAAACCTCAGCCGACGGCGCTTCCATTTCCCCTTTCTGAGCTGCTCTAACCATCCCGAAGAATCTTTGTTGCGCTTTGGAGACTGCTGGCATTCGTCACTCTCCTTTTTTCTTGGTGTCGATGATTGCTCCTTTTCCATACTTACCTCTGATGTCTGCCTTTACCATATCTAGGGCTGACATGCCAGATCCTTGTTTTTTCTTAACAGGACCCTTGGCAAATTTAGGAGGACGACGGTAATCAACATTACCATCAACACCACCACGCTCCATACGACGATCTCTCAAAGAATCCTCAGTGGACTCTTTCATCTTCTCGGATTGACCACCTTTGTTTTGTTGATCAAGAGCCTGCTTTCTCTTTCTAGAGATCATCAAATCGATTTTTGTTTTTCTCTTCTGAAGTTCAAGTTCCTGGGGAGACATTGGTGCTTCAGTTGTGCCTTCCTTCATATGATCAGCAGCCTTGTAGTTCTTATCACCTGCCTTGTACTTCTGATATGCAGGAGTGTTTCCTGCCTTATCAGCGTTGGTAACAGTCAAACGCTTGTCAGTGGGGGATGGTTTCTTGGCACTACCATAACCGTAGGATGCCTCATTGACGACTTGTTCACTTCTAACTTTAGCGATCAAGTCATCCAGTTTATCCCTCTTTGTTTTTGTTTTTGCACTCTGAGTTCTTTGTGCTGCAGATCTGGTGCTCTTTGTTCTTTTTGCTGTTGGTGCTCCACCAACCTTTTCTTTTCTTCCTACACCCTGTCCACGATAGGTAGCTGCACTTCTATCCTTTTTCTTAGCGTTAAAGGTGTTTGGATTATCACGCTCAACTTTATTAGCAAGTTTAGTTGCACCTTTAGCAAGTGCTCTTGCTCCACCTACGACTGCTTTCTTGGCATACTTTTTAATTTTGGATTTTGCAAGTCTAGCAATTGCACCCATTCTGTCTTCTGGTTTTTTCTCGCTTTTTGGTTTGCGAGTATCATGACCGAATGTAACTTCTGCTTCTTGGAGTGCTGATTCAATTGCTTCTTCAATGTCATCTTCACCATATCCTTCTTCAAGGAACTCTCCATACAAAGAATCAACAACGTCTTCAATGAGTTGTTCCTCAGTAAGTTCTACTTCTTCAACAGAAATTAATTCGCCACCAAGTTGTTCTACAGATTCTTTCAAATCTGGATTAATTACAATTTTATTTTTTACCTTTTTTTCTTTAATTGGTTTCGCCTCTGCGCCATCATCAGTGATGACTTCAGAAAGATCTTGTCTCCAATTAGAGAATGCTTCTGTCTTCAGTCTCTTCTTACCATCAGCGGAAGGAACATACTCACCATACTTACCTGCTTTTGGATCGTTGTGATCAACATCACCATCAACGTCAGTATCAATTCTCTTTGTTGCCTTTGCCGCAAGTTTCTTAATATCGCCTGAAGGAACTTCTACTTCCTCGCTAGAGACTTTTTTTTTACCCTCTTTTTCAATGCGAGCAGACATCTTTGCAATATCAGCAATGCTCATATTACCAACTCCAGTGAATCCTGCTTTAGAAGGATCAGGTTGCTTCTTGGAGTCATCCTTATATCCGCCAGCAGCGCGGGCAGCACGACGATTCTCGTCCAACTCAACTTCCTCTTTTCTTGTAGCAATTGCTTTACCGATTGCCTTACGACGCTTCATGAGATACTTATCGATCTTATCCTTCTTTCCATCGTTATTAACATCGCCATCTTCCTTACCTACAGGATCAAGTGCTTCTCCCATTTGTCTCTTCTTAGCACGGGCAGCTTTTCTCTCTGCTGCCTTTCTACGCATTTCTGCTTCTGCAGGACTCATACCTTTATCGGATGCTGATTTGTGTGCTGCGTCTCCTGCTGCTTTCAATGCTGCTTTCTTTGCAGCAACAGACTTGGCAAATCTATCAGATTTTTCTTGATTACTTACCGCTTCACCAGCACCAACTCTTTGAGCAATGCCACCCATTTTTGCTCTCTTTGCTTTACCAGTTGCTACGTTCTCGTCAACCTGCTCTACTTCTTCCTTATAATTATCTCTTGCTTTCTCATCACCCATCTTAGCGAAACGCTCATTCTCTTTTTGACGAGAGATAGCACTAACAATCTTAGAAGACTTATCTTGTGCCTCTTCTTTCTTCTTTCCTTTAGACGACAAAGAAGTACGTGCTAAATTTCCAGCACGACGGTACATCGCATTTTCCTTCTTTTTGTCGATAGGTTTATATCCCTCTTCTTGAGTCTCTCCAGAAGCAACTGTCTCCATATAAACCTTGGAGATATCGTTAAGGTGATTCATGAGTATAAGTCTGTTTACTTTTTAGCCTTATACTTATTTATGAAATTACGAATACCAGTTGTTCCCGTCAGTCTCATTACATATTTTCTATGGGAGTCTGTGCCAACCTCTCTTTGATCAGCAGGAACTCCTGACGGTCCAGGATAATTTACGACTGCTTCCATAACATCACGAATCCAAGATTTAAACATTACGTTTTCCTTGGTTACACAAATCAGATGGTTTGTTCCTCTACGGACAATTTCACCAATCAAACCTGTATTTAAATTTTCAACAACATCACCAAGATTAAAAATTTCTCCAGATATATAATGATCTCTCAATCCCTTTGGATCATACTTAGGAGCAATTTCCCACATTTCAGAAACTTCTTTCTTCTTTGCTTTCAGTTTCATTCCTGTGCGAACAGCATTAAAAAGTGATTGAGTATCACCATCGTCAAGAGATTTTGGTGTTCCTTTTCTAAACGATTCAAAGTCATCATCTATAACGGCTTTTCTCATTTTGGATGCAGACATTCCTGTCACACCCTCAGCATCAGCATCTCTAACTCCAGCAGAGATCACACGAATCAATTCAAAGTTATAAAGCTCTCCATTATACTTGGTTGCAAGATTTTCAAACTCAGACTGACGATCAGATCCTACAACAATATTTACTGCAGAGTATCCTTTCTCAGATGCAGTGACTAATACATTAAATATAGATCTCATTTCATCGTCATTAATAATATTCTCCTCATAGTCGGGGAACATCTTCTTCATGAATGAAATCTTCATGTCAGCGTCAAGAGGATTCTTTTTAGGATCCTGAGTTCTTGAAGGATAGATTTTTAAATCTCCACCTGCAGATGCTTTCTTAGCAGCAGAGAGAAGTTTTTCATGTCCTACAGTTGGAGGATTAAAACGACCAAATGCAACGGTTAAAGTTTCTGAAGTTGCTTCAGAATCCTGATCCCCTTCATCCTCTTTTGAACCATCTTTTTGCGTCGTTTCAGGTGCAGGTTTCTTTGGTTCTGCCTTTGGTTCTGCTTTTGCTGCTGTTGGTTTTGCTGTAGGTGCATCTTGCGCTTTTGGTTTCTTTTTATCGAGGAAGACTAACTTTCCTTTCTCAGTAGTCGCCACAAAATTTCCACGGGTGTCTAACCATCCACCGTGCCCATCACTCTTTAGGTTTAATTTCCTTGCCTGTGCAGACGCCTGTGATTCTGCCTCAGATAAAAACTGGAAAAAACTTTTCATGTATATAATTGGTCCTTATATTATATTTAGTGTATATCTAATCCCAATACTCAACACTGAACTTCATTGTTGTAGCCATTGGAGTTGATTCAAACTTGAATCTCATCTTTAAAATTTTTCTACCACCAACTTTGATGCCTACGCTAGTCTGTCCTATCTTTTCATAAGACACTCTACCATTAGAAACAAGTGCTTTGAATGCAGAACTGTTTAGAGGATCAGTGACAGATGCGTTGTATTGTGCTTGTGTGGTTCCTCTACCAGTGACTTTAATAAACCTAGGAAGTCTTATAACATCATAAAGATTATTAAGACAATAGTATTTAACATCAATATCTCCTGCCGATTTCAATCCCTTGATCAAAACTTCTTGAAGACCAGCATACATGTAGTCATTCGCATATTTGGCAATAGCATCTTTTATCGTTTTGCTTTCTGCTGCGATTTGACTCTTCCTTGCCGATGCAGTAGTAGAATACCTCGGATACATGTTTAAGAACTCAGTAGTTTGCTCAGTTATAAATGATGTCAATTGAGTTCCACCTAGAAGTTCTTTTTGTATTTCATTCATTCCCTTATTTTTGAAGGGAGCTCTTCCTGTTGGACTTTTGATAGACTTAGCAGATAATCCCAAATACTTATCGACATTAGTAGATCTATTAAATTCCACAAGCAAGTCTGATGGGTTGTTCTTGCTTATAGGTTCAAATCTAGGATCAAGGTCGGTGAAGGAAAAATCTGCTCTAGCAGTCCAATAAACATTTTTGACTCCACCACTATAACCTAATTCAGATGCCTTCTGAAGAAAAGCATCTTTCATTGAATATGTTTGACCTATTCTCCATGCTTGCTCATCTTGTTTTACTCTTTCTTTTCTAAGATCATATGTTTCTTTTGCAGCTGCCATTCCACCAGTCCACTGCCCATTATTCAATATGAGACCAAGATGTATCTCATTTAAATCTGCTCCTGGTGTATTTGATGCCATTTCAATACTTTTTTTAAGTATTTAGAATGGAGAATAGCGGACTCGAACCGCTGACATCCTGCTTGCAAAGCAGGCGCTCTACCAACTGAGCTAATTCCCCAAGAAACCCCGAAGGGTCAGTCATCGTGATCTTCAGGAAGATTTGCTTCAATCTGTTCATCCAGTTGTCGGATGAAATCACGGATAATTACTGTCCTTTGAGAAGGGAACTCATAACTATCTTGTTTTGTATGTAGGAATAGAAATGCACGTACAAGTGCAGCGTCGTGAATATTTACTTTTAGATCGATGTTAATGTCGCAACTCATAGTTTACCTCCAACTATACCATCATTTACTACGCGAGTGTGTTCATTAAGAGTTCCTTCTTGGACTTGCATCAGATGCCATCTCGTCATCGTGAGTACACCTTGTTCGGTAGCACCTGTAATGAAATGTTGACCCAGTGGATCTTTTAAGATGGATGTAAACAGACCGAAGCGTGTCTTCTTAATATAAAAAGCATCATCAATCCATTCAACATTTTCAGGAATCTCTTTCTCCACTGTTCCACCAAAAGAGGTAGAAAGTGTTGGTCTTGATGTTTCAGTCTTCACAGGTCCTCCTCTAGTTGTTTGTCTATCTGTTGTGAAATTTCTCTGATTTTAAGGATACCTTCGTCAGAGAAGAAACCAGGATGATCTTTTGTATACAAGAAAAGATGATGACGTAAAACAATTGCATCACGTCTATCTAATTCAAGGTTGATCAAAGATCTCCCTCCTTACGATTTTCGGAAAAGTGAACATCAAACTCACCACCAGGATATCGTGCTTTGAGTTTATCAACGTTCATCTCAATGACTTCATCAAAGGTGGTATCAAGTGCCATACATGCCTGAGCAAGATACCAGCAGATATCACCCAGTTCACGCTTCATGTGGAATGCATTTTCCTCATTGTAAGGTTTGCCTTGAAGGATGATCTTCTTCACAACCTCAGTAAACTCTCCTGCCTCAGCAGTCAATCCAAGTGCAGCAGTCAGAAGACGAGGAACATCTGCACCTGCTTCCAACTCAAGGTTAGTGATGGAAGTCATCAGAGCAGCCAAATCAGAACTAGGCAGACTCGTAGTTCCTTTTACGAACTCAAGATACGCATTTGTATCTACTTTGGTTTGAGTAGTTTCTTCTTGGTTAATTGAAATAGTCATTTCGTCTAATTGTTGTTGATAAGATTGTTGTGTCCACCCATCATTATAAGGTGAATTTGCCTGAACTTCAAGTTGCAGTTTGTTCATCAGTCGTGGAAATCAGGAATGAATGGTTCTTGGAGATTTTGTTGAATAGGAATCTTTTGTCCACCAATTTCAATATACTCAACCTCTTTCCAACTGCCACCAACACCGCCATCCATATTGACTACGATGTCCTTTGTAGGAAGTTGTTTACCAGAAACATCAACAATGTCTCCAGGCAAAGGAGTGAACATAAAGTAGTGTCCGTCCCATCGACGGTTTCTCATATTCATGAGATTGACTGCATCTCTTTCGATACCACAGTCAGCGATCTTCTCTCCGCGAGGATTAAAGACTGAGAAGTATCCATTCAAAACTTAAATCCCTCAAATGTTTTCTTTGGTTTTTGTTCTTCATAAGTATACTCCTCTTCCTGCCCACTGTCAAGAATATCTTCCTGTGCTGACTGTTCGCAATCATAAAGACGCATCTTAGCACGGTCAATACCGATGATAAAACGTTTGAAGATGGTTGGATCGTTATATCGATTCTTCAACTGCTTCACCATAATTTGTCCCAACCCCTCAAGCTCATCTGTAGAAATAAGGGCAAACATAAGATCAGCAGTAGCAGGGAGACCAAAGGACTCAGAAGTATCAGTAAGCTCAACATCACTGCTACCATAACCAGAACGAGTGGTCTGCGTGGCAGAAACGATAGGGACGTTTGCTTCAACAGCCAGTCCTCTAAGTTCTTCTGCAATAGCCTTAATATACGAATATGAATTGACAGTGCTGTTTCCGCGATACCGCGAGGAAGCACATATATTAAGGTAATCAATGAAAATAATATCAGGTCTAAATGACTTCTTAAGTGCAAGTTCGTTAAGAAGTGACTTAAAGT